CCTTATCTCTTTATCTAACCTTACTGATGAGCGTATGCGTAATGCTAAGAGTGGTCAATGGTGGTCAGACACACCTGAGATGGCACTTAGTAATAATAGTGTATGCTATACAGAGAAGCCTGACATTGGCATCTTTATGAAAGAATGGACGTCTTTGTATGAGTCTAAGTCAGGAGAGCGTGGTATCTTTAACAGGGAAGCCGCTATCAAACAAGTAGCCTCTATAGGTAGACGTGATACAGACCACGACTTTGGTTGTAATCCTTGTAGTGAAATTATACTGAGAGACGGACAGTTCTGTAATCTAACTGAGGTTGTAGTCAGAGCAGAAGACACGCAGAAGGATATACTCCGTAAGGTTAGACTAGCTAGTATATTAGGTACATTCCAAGCATCACTAACTAACATCAAACGCTTACGTCCTAAGTGGGTACACAATACAGAAGAGGAAGCACTACTTGGTGTATCTCTTACAGGTATTATGGATAATGCTTTTATGAACGGCAGTAGTGATGATAGTAGGGGTTATTACGGTAAGAGAAGTCTAGCTGATTTCTTAGTAGACCTTAGAAAAGAATCTGTTAAGACTAATAAAGAATGGTCAGAGCTACTAGGAATCCAACAAGCTACTGCTACTACTGCTATTAAACCTAGTGGTACAGTCAGTCAGTTAGTTGATAGTGCTAGTGGTATACATACTAGACATAGTGATTATTATATCCGTAGGGTTAGAGCAGACGCTAAAGACCCTATAGCACAACTTATGGAAGACCAAGGTATTCCTTGTGAGCCTGATGTTATGAAACCTAATAGTGTTAAGGTATTCTCGTTTCCTATGAAAGCTCCTGATGGTGCTGTAACTAGAAACGAAAGGACTGCTATAGAACAGCTAGAGTTATGGCTTAAGTATCAGAGACATTACTGTGAGCACAAGCCTAGTGTTACTATTAGTGTTAGAGAACACGAGTGGATGGAAGTAGGTGCGTGGGTGTACAAACACTTTGATGAAGTGTCAGGTGTTAGTTTCCTACCACACTCAGACCACACATATCAGCAAGCACCTTATGAAGACTGTGATAAGAAGACGTATACATCACTAGCTAAGAAGATGCCAAAGGAAGTCAACTGGGATTTGATTAGCGAGTATGAACTTACAGATTCTACAGTAGGTTCTAAGACACTAGCCTGTACTGGTAGTGTATGTGAGCTTGTTGATTTAGTAGAAGAAGAAAGGGATATAGAATGAAGTATGTATTGATAGTTCTATTGTTATCGGGATGTGCTACACTTGAAGAAAAGATGCAACAGCTTCAATGTAGTGCTCCAGTAGATTCAACTATGTGCATAGGATGGCAGAGTTGATTGGGTGGCTTGTATAGCCGATGTTTTACATTTAATATAGGAGTAAAATATGTTAGAGAAAGTAAAGAACGGTGCTGATGGTGCGATTGACGTTGGTATCAAATTAATTAGCTTATCAATTATATTGCAGATTATCTTCGGTCCGAAGGTAGCCTTCCTTACAGGAGATGTAATTGGTTCTATTTTAGGTATAGTATGGACCTTAGGCAATGGGGGATTGGCAGGTATAATCGCAGCCCTTATCATTTGGAGGCTACTCGACAAAGATATTGTTGATGAGCTCAAAGACTAAGGCTAAAAAAACTTGGGGTCTCGTCCGTATGGATGGGACTTCCAAGCTATACCATTCACTAAAAGTTAAACATTTAACAAAAACTCAGCCTAGAAATTTATGGAAGAGCGATTGGAGAAAATAGAATGATATACGAATATAAATGCAAAGACTGTGGATTAGTATTCTCAGAGATGCGTAAAATGTCAGAACGCTTAGACCCAATAGACTGTGAAGCCTGTGGTGGTGAGAGTGAACATAAAATAAGCACACCTATGTTTAGGACGTCAGGAGACGGACACGGCAGAGGCGCAGGTCATAAAGGAGAGTGGAAATGATGAATGAGAAGAAGCTGATAGATTTGCTTAACTCAGGAGAAGATTATAACTTCGTCGCTATGGATGATAAGTTTGCTAGATATGATGCCTTTGATACAGAGCACGGAATTATGCTAGAGATTAAATGCCGTAATAAACATTATGATGATACTCTATTAGAAAAGATGAAGTATGATTGGAATAAACAATACGCTGAAGACAACGATTTAGCCTTTATGTATGCTGTAAGTATGCCTTATAAAGGAGGTCATAAGGTTTACCTGTTTGACCCTATAGTTATGGAGAGGGACGAAGAGTATGACTTTAAATGGCACACACGAAAGCTACCCGCTCAGACAGAGTTCTCTAGAACTGAGTGGATAGATAAAGAAGTTGGTTATTTGAATGTTGAAGACGCACTTGCCGTCTTAAAAGTAAAGACTAGCCACTAAGGTCTCTTACGACCGCCTCTACTCCCACGTCTCTTAGGACCGCTACTCATCATACCTGTTGCAGGTTTTGGTGGTGGCGGTTTTTTTATGCTTGTTAGTTTTTGTTCCCAATTCTTAGCAGACTCCATACGTCTCTCGTTGTGTGGAGTTCCGGGTTTCTCATAGACATCTGAGAATATCTTAGCCTTTCTCTTTATAGGGTCATCTATGTGGGGATTGGCTAACATACTTTCTGAGAACATAGTCTGTAACTTACTTCTGTCTCTCCATCCTAGCTCTCTACCATAGCCCCTATTTCCGTAGATATTGTCAAATACAAACTTAGCTTGGCTCGTCTTATTATCGTTTAAATTTGAGTCTTTAAGCCAGTCAAAATAGTCTCTCTTATGGCTACCAGTAAACTGAAATAATCCATACCCTTTACCACCTCTTTCTTTTTGAGTGTGAGAGTAACTGCCGCCTGTTTCAACATCTATATTACCCATTAGTGCGGGTATATCCCTAGGAGGAAAACCTACTGCTAGTAAAGCATCAATAGTTTCCTGCTCGTTGTTAGTAAACATTCCCATATTATTGTTCCAGTTCTTTTTCTGAAGGTAACTTTAGCATATCATTTATTGCTATAATTCCTAGTTTTAAGTCTCTCTTCATATCGCCTCTAGTAGCTTCTTTAAGTGCCTTATCTGAAAGTTTTAATAGTTTACCTAAGGCTATCCTTGCTTGAGGAGATAAAGCTCCTTTAATTGTATAAAAAGACGCTCCTCCAACTGCTAGTCCTCCTGCCGCATACATCATTAATTGTGCTGGAAGTGCAGAAATAGCAAGACCTGTAGCAAGAGCCATAGTTCTTCTAGCCTCCATATTTAGGGCTAAAATTTTACTTACGTTTTGAATTTGTCTTCCAACAACTGTTCTAGCTCTATTAGCAGCCTTAGGAAATAAAACATCTCTTGCAGAATATAATCTACTTTGTTTAAGAAGACTTCTTTTTACAAAATCATTAGGAACTGCGTTATTAATTAAATCATTGCCCGCATTTCTAATAGCTTTCATAGTTTCATTTGCTACGCTCACATCTGAAGCATTAAAACCTTTACTGCCTAATTGGTCTCTGACGAAGTTATCAAATTCTTTTCTTGCTCCCAATACACCTAAAGCCGTACTGTCATATTTTGAACGGTCATTAAATATTTCCTTAGCTTTTGTAGTTAAAAGTGTTATTTGTTTTTGAACTGCTTCGTCCGTAGCATTAAAAACATTACTTGCAACTGAAGCAGAAGCATTATCTAGTGCTTCGTTAAGTGTTTTAGGAGTAATCACATCTTTATTTTTTGCTAACACAGCCTGTAACTTGTTTCCTAAGTCATCTCCTGTTTTTATTAATATGTCTGCATTCTCCCATTCATTTTTAGATGTCTTTACTCCGGCTTTTCTTACTTCGTCTAATATACCTTTATCGTAATCTGAACGATTTAAAGTTACATTTCCTATAGAACTTATATTAAAACCTTTTGCTACGTCTTCAGAACTTACTTGAGGAAGAACTAATTCTGATAATTTCTCCATTTCTTTGTTTCTTTGCCTTATTATATTTCTTCTTTCTAGACCCGTTCCTGCTCTTTTAAAAGTATCATATCTTTTTTTACCTAAAACTTTTTGTTTATATGTAGGAACTGGTTTAGATTTAACTTTTACTTTTGCAGGTGCAAAAATACTTGCAATGTTTATTACCGATTCTAAAGTTTTAGCATATTGTGGATTTTTTTCTTTCCAGCTTTCGTAAGCCTCAACTCCTTGTTCTATTGCTTCTGACGCTTCTTTACCTTGATTTGTATTTAAAAGAAAATCTAGACCACCTTTCATAGAATTAATAACATCTTCTTCTATTTCATCAGGAACTATTAAACTAATACCACTACCAATAGTCTCTATTCCAGCCCATATTCCACCACCAATTAAATCTACACCTTTACCTGCAACTCCTTTACCAAGCAATTGAGTATTTTTTTGTATTTCACCTATTTTACCATCTTTGTAATCTTGTAATGTTTGAGAAACTTCTTTATCCCTACCATCCCAATCTCTAGCAACTTGTTCTACCCAATCAGGTATTAAATTTACACCCGCCACATTAAATTCTAGCTCTATTGGTTTTTCATCATAAGACATACCTTCAGGTAACTTTGCAGGAGATGATGAAGACACTAAAGGTCTCATTAAAGGCTCTAAAGAATTATAAGACAAATCTTTAACGCCTAAAGAAACCTCTGATTCTGGATTATCATAAGTAAGTCCTTCTGGTAATTTTGCTCTAGCCATTATTATTTTCCTATATTATTTTGTATACGGTGTTCCATCAGGATATACTATATTTCCTTCATCATCTGAAAAAAACTGACCGCCATTTATACTATTTTTATATATACTAGCATCTCTAGTTTGTACTTGAATTGGCAAATCAGGCGCATTCACAGTAAAATCAATACCCCCAACACCCGAAGATTGTAAATCTTTTGGGTCAAAACCTGAAACAAGTTTATTATGTCTTTTAATTACTTCTTGGCTTGCTATTCTATTTGTTTTTAAAATTTGAAGTAATGCTTCAGCTTGAATATCTGTATTAGAACCAGCAACAGTAAGAGCAAATCTTACGTCATTATCAGATAATCCAGTACCAGCACCTAAATCTCCACTTCCTAGAATGTTTAAAACTAAATTTCCGGTGTCAGCTATAAACTTTTGAGTATTAATAATGCTTTTATCTTCAATTAAACCTGCTGAGTAAAGTAAATTAGAAATATCTTGTCTTGTTCCTGAGAAAGACCCTGAAATAATGCCTTTTTCTATTTGTGCAATAGCATTATCAATAGCTATTATAGAGTTACGAGATTTAGTTGCTTTATCTTTTCCTTCCCATAAAGCATTTGCAGCTCCTTCCCCTAATCCTCTGCTTATTGCAGTCTCAGGTTTTTTAAAGTCATTAACAAATTCTTCAGCGGCGGCTAAACCCTCAGGAGTATTTATATCAAAGTTTGGGTCTACAGAACTTAATATTCTTTCAGCATCATCATAATATTTTCCTAAATTGCTTAATTCAGGTTCTTTTTTTGATGCTAATAAATTTTTATTTTGCGTTTCATTAGCAGCTAACATAGGCATTACTTGTTTTTGAAATTCTGACGCAGCTTCAGGGCTAATCATCATAATTTTATTAAAAGTGTCAGATACAGATTTAGCGTCTGTTAAATCAGCCTGTTTCATTATTTCTAATATCTGATTCTCTTGGGAGACATATCCTTTACTTTCCATATAAGGGTCTAGCAATCCTCTGCTTATGCTTTGACCCACACCCCTGCCCATTTCTGCTAGGTTGGTTGGCATTGGTCCGCCCATTCCTCTTCCATCAAATAAACTCATTCTTATCTCCTAATTTTTAAAATACTGAACCCATATATCCGGAAGGTCTTCCTAAATACTCAGATTGTAAAGACAAATTAATAGCAGGGTCTTTTTTATATCCCATAAGATTTTGACCTAAAGCATAAGGTATTTGACCGTAACCAAAACCTGAAGCCGCTTGTGCGTTCATTAATCCTTGACCACCTTGTGCCGCAGCAGTATAAGCACTACTTCCTAATCCAGTACCTATATTAGCTAAATTTTGACCTATAGAGCCATAACTAGCTGCGTTTTGAGCCGCTAAGTTAGCACGGTTAATATAATTAGTAATGTCTGACTGTACTCCGCCTCTAGATTGTTGTAGTAGAGCAGCATCTTCAACAGCTCTCTGTCTGTCTAGTTCTGCTGTAGCTTGAGCACCAATAGTAGAACCAAGAAGACCTCTCCTATTTAATCTGCCTAATAAATCCTCAGTAACACTAGACCTACTAGGCTCTAAAGCAGCTTGAGTTTCTCTCATTCTAGTCAGAGCAGCACTTTCAGGGTCACGCATATAAGGCTCTATCATAGCTCTCTGTCTATAAGCGTCCTGTAAATTAGCACCAAATAATCCCATCATAGGAGAAGACGGTGCTAAGACATATGATTGAGTTGCTTCGTCCCATACAGCACTTGCTGTTGGGTCATAAACTGTTTTAGGTTTAGCCGCTTCTATTAACGCTGTATTGTAATCTGAAGCCGCACCTACTGAAGCGTCTGATGCTTGCTTTTGACCTAGGAACTGTAATCCTATTCCTATTATTGATGCCCAATCCATTATCTTATCTCCTTAATTGTATTCATTATCTTCTTCTACTACCTCTAGAACCTCTTCCGCTTGAAGAACCGCCTGTTCCTGATGTAAATATATTAGGCGGTACATAACCAGTTTCATAGTTATCATTCATACGTCTCTGAGCCGCCGCCGCTTGTCTCTCTCTTTCTGCCGCCGCCTCCGCATCTGCTCTAGCTTTGGCTTCTGCCTCAGCTTTCTTAGCTTCTTCTGCTTTTCTTACTTCTTCAGCTACAAAATTATCTACTAGAGAAGTATCTCTCATATCCTCAAATATATTAGGAAATACGGGAACTGTCATTCCGTCTTGAGTTTCTCCAAACGGACTTACTTGCTCCCCAGTAAATTTATCTTCTATGTTTAACATAGCTTTATAATTATCTAAAGCACTAAATTGATTCATAGGCTGAAATCTTCTGTCTGAAGAATAATCTCCTAAAGGATAGTTAGTATAACTTCTTATTTGTAATTGTTCGTCAGGAAAAAATTGCGGTATAGGTAATCCGCTTTGTGGTCCAACTTGTTGAAAATAATTAGCACTAGACGGAGTAGAAAATAAATTTTCAGCTCTTTCAAAAGCCTTGTTATAATCTCTTTGTGTTTCAGGATAACGTATTCTCCAATCTTGAGGAGATACGACTTCTACTCTTTTAGGGTCTAACTGCCCTGAAGCTAAAGCCATTTCTACATTATCTGAGTTATACTTTCGCATATTCTCAGGACCATACTGAATTGTACTAGGACCAAAAGGTTGGGTTTGTCCTGCCTGAAACATAAGTGGAATTTGTGTTGTACCACTACCTCCACCAATAGCTGGTTCAGCATCTAATGCTCCGTTATCTTGAAAGCCTGAGAATAAACCTTTAAACTTATCTACCATTGCACTAGGAAATCCCATAAGGTCAGCCATTCTTTGCTCATCTCCGGCAATCCCTAATTCAGGACGACCCGGATATGAACCTTCTCCCGGTCCTTGACCTGCATAAGCTCCTGTTCCGCTTCTCCATTGCATATGGTCTTTTCTATATGCTGCTTGTGAATCTCCCGCAGCCAAAGCTGACTCAGCATCATCATACAAACCAAAATACTTTATAGTCTCATCATAAGTTAAGTCTTTACCGTTAGGTCCAGTACCTTGTGGTCTAGACGGTGTCTGTAATTGTGGCTGTGGCTGTACACTAGGTGTTGGCTGTGTAGGCATAAAAGGATTATTAACATTATAGTTCATCCACCAAGGCATCTGTCCACCGCCATACTGAGGACCATACTGTACTTGACCGAACTGATAAGGATTATAAAAACCACCACCAGTAGCTTGATAAGGATTAAACATACCGCCTTGTTGTTGTGACGGTCCTGTATATCCAGTAGGAGCACCCCAAAGATTTAACATAGATGCTGTATTAGTAGGTCCTTCACTTCCGGGTCTTGGTGTAATATCTGTAGATAAATTACCACCTATTATATTATTACCTACGGAAGGAGAATTAAAACTATTACTTAAATCCCAGCTTGTACCAAAAAAACCAGCCATATTTTTTCCTTATGTTAAGTTCTGTGCTATATTACAATACATCTTTGTGCCATCTGACACACATCTAACTAAATCTACTTTACCGTTTCCTGATGTAATAGTAGGATTATTACCACCTACAAAAGAAAAGTCACTACTAAATGTAACATCATAAGCACCAGTATTTTTTATTAAAAAAGAAGCCTCTACACCTGATGTCATATTAGATACATTAAGTGTATGATTTCCTTGTACACTAACAACAAACACATTAGAGTTTAAGAGGTTAGCTGTCTGTGTAGAAGCTAGTGTTATAGTCTCAGAAGCCGTAGGATGCGCTTTAGTGAATGTTTGTGGTGTAGCTAGGGTAACTATCTCCTCACCGCCAACAGTCCCTGTAGTAGCCGTTAATGCGTTACAAGTAAAGTTCTCTGATGAACTGCCGTTTGCGTCTGCCTTAGAATTAAGTGCTGTTCTTACTGCTGTGAACTCAGTATCAAAGTCAGCACCTGATATTACTTTTCCGGGGTCTGTGTCAGCTAAGGCATCTTTCCCTGACCAGCCTACCGCTATTGTATAGTTACTCATAATGTTTTACCTTGTTTAAATAATAATGATATTGATTGTAGTGATGCTTTGTATCCTTTTGTTACTGCGTCCCACTCTATTCTTATATACTTAGCATTTCCGGATAGTGGAACTGAACGCTCTTTAAATCCGTGGATTGGAGCGTATTTAGACGAAGAAGGGTGTAGCGTCGAGTTATGCGTATGTGTAGCTGTAGTAGCCCCATATAAAGACAACGCATTACCCCAGTACGAAGGTTCACCGCTTAGTGTAGGATTAAGTTTAAATGTAGGAGATATTTTAGGTGTAGTCTCAAAGTCTTTATATAGTCTTATACCTACGTCTGTCCCTTGACCTCCGGCAATTACCATAATCAATTTTTTTAAGATAGATGATTGTACTCCCTGTCCTAAATCTAGCTCCGCTGTAGCAAATGCAGTAGTATAACTATTATAAGTATATGCACTAGAACCGCTATAATCTACATCATAATAACCTTCATAAGTAGCAACCCTTCCTGACTGCTGTCCTACCAGTAGACCATAAGTTTCTGTATAAGACATACTAGCAGGTTCTCTACTGTCTGTAAAGTGCCATTTAGTTATTCTAGGAGTTTCTTTAGATGTCTTATATGTAGTGTCAAAAACATATGTAACATTTCTATCTACAAAAGAAAGTAAGTATAAACCCTCATTTAACATAAATGCTGACTTAACATTTGTACTTCCATTAATGTTAGCTATCAGCTCATCCTTAATTGTTATAGACTTTTCTGTTAGAGGTAGTTTGTCTAGCTGAGTAGTTCTAAATAAAGACCTAACACCAGTATCCGACAAGAAATATAAATCATCTCCGATACTTTGTATAGAATCTCTAGAGACACAGCCTATTCCTCTAATTACTTCATCTAGTGCTATATTAGCTATTGTGTCAGGGTCGTTGTATATAGCAATATTTTCTTTACCAAAAATAACTAACTTACCTGCAAAAGGGTGTATAGCTACAATACTGTCGTGACCCCATACAGATTTTAAATCTATAACGCCACCGTCAGAAGCTCCCCATTTATGACCGTCTAACAGTTTAGAGTAAAACAGTACATCGTCTTCTTCTGTTATTCCTCCAGCCCACATTCTACCATAAAATCCCATCATACAACTAGGGTCAAATGTTGTTATTCCGTGTGGTGCTGTATATCCTGAAGTATCTTTTAATTTAGACCAAGTGCTACTAGAATATCTTAAAGGGTCTGAATCATACTGAGATACAAATAATTCATTATTAAAGTTAGAAAACTGCCAATCAGAAGAAGAAGCACCAGTAGCAAAAGCGTTAATCCACGCATTGTCTTTATCTGATAAATCTACCTCGTACATATTAGTATCTACACCGGCAAATACTTTATAATTTGTACCATCATAATGCTCTACCAAAGAACCAATTTTAGCTCCTCCGTTTAGTGTCTTTTGTTTTAGACCTTTACGAAAAGCTACTTTACCGCCTTCAGTATAGACAATGTTATCTGCTTTAGTAAACCAATTAGGTCCTAGAGCAGTAGCAGTTGTCTGAGTATCTATACCGTCAATACCAATAGTGTCTAAAGGTATAGCTTGTATCTGCTTAGATTCTAATGCCATATTATACTACTTTCCAATCTCTTTCGTATTCCATATTACCTGCGTCTAATTGTACCGCAAGGTTTAAAGAGTCTCTAGCTTCTGCAGCAACAGCACTAGAAATACTTCCTCCGTCTTCTCCACGCTCTGCTATAGCTCTAGCCCAAGCTCCGAGAATTACAGGTTGTGAAGGAACTCTTAATACTTGTGATGCTGTAGCTAGTTCTTTTTGAGCACCGACAATATTTACAGATATAGTCTGTGTAGAATCAGGGACAGGATAAAAGTCAATATTAAAATCAGGTTCTCTATTTACACCTGCTTGAGCTACTCCATTAAAAGCATATTTAGTAGGCTTACCACTAGCTGCTTGAGATAAAGGAAATACAGCTTCGTTAAGCCAATCATTTGGTACTTGCTCCAATACTTGTCCAGTATCTTGACATATAACATCTAACACCTTAAAAGACACGCCAGCACCTCTAGTAGCATCACCTAAAGTATACTGCATATTTCCTGATTGTGTTTTAATATTAAATGTCTCTCTTAGTGCGTTCCAGTCGTGATAAGACTCTACATTCTTTTTAGAATCATTAACTAACTCTCCAATTAGTTTTTGATAGTCAGACACAGATACAGAATCGTATAAGTTACCTGACCAGTCAGAGTCTATAGTATCTTCTCTTAACCTTCTTAAAACACTATTAATAATTTCTCTGTATGTCATTTACTTCCCCTTGGCTAATTGAGCACCAAAATAAAATTCTATAATCATTGTAGCCCATCCAAATATTTCATCCATCTTGAGTACAGCACCTGCTTCTACTTTTACATACTCAATAACATCAGGAGTCAATTGAAACCCTAGTATGCTAAAACCTTCTATAACTGTAGGAACTATAGTAGGAACATCGAAGAATACAGGAGCTATCTGTGTAAATATAATTAAAGCCAGTATTACAAATATAATGACTCGTCTGTTTAATGCAGCCATAGGGCTCTCTTTGTCTGCCCTATCTCTTGCCATATTAATAGAATCATTACGAGCTTGTAGATTTTGTAGCATTATCTTTTGATTTTCTGCTGCTGCTTGACTCTTAAGTGCAAACAACTTAGCAACAAAGCCTAAAGCTATAGGCGCTACGTTTGTTAAAAATGCTATCATACTACTACCTTTAATAAATTAAACATACCTACTTCAGATGCTAAAAAGTAAGCAAAACCACCTAATAAGAAATATCTAATTTGATTAAGCATATTAAATATTTTTTGTATCTTAGAATTAGTATCATCAATCTTACTAAACAACTTTGCTATTTGACCTGCGTGTTTGTCTAGTTGCAATTGAAATCTATTATCATCCATAATTACTTCCTCTTTTTAGGAAAACCTTTTTTCATATTAGCAAAAGCCTTTTTACTAATAGTAGATTTCTTTTTACTTCTGCTTGTGCCAGCTTTTTTGCGTGCATTAATGTTTGCGTATAGTCCTCGTTTAGCCATTACCACTTCACCTTGTTAGCCCAATAAGCAGCACTCATTGGTCCTTTAGCTATATTCTTAGCGTGTCTAGCTTTAAATGACCTAGACCTTGCAGTATTAGTTCTGTCTCCAGTTTTTCCTTGTTGACCGAACCTAATTGTTTTTACTTGACCTCCTGATTTAGCTACTACAACGTGGCTTTTAGTTTTATGGCTAGGTGTACGCTTAGGTTTATTAAACCCTGATACACCTGCTCTAGCCAATCTTGGGTCTTTCTTAGCGGGCATTATTTCTTTTTCCCTTTTTTCTTCATTGGTGGACGACCTCTTTTCTTACCGTATGTACCTTTTCCGTATGGCATATTATCTCCTTAGTTTGCTAGTGGATTATCTAGTGATTGTTGTATTCTGTTTTCCATATCTACTTTAGTTTTCTCTACTTTTATCTCAAACCTATCTAGCTTTGTATCGTAGCTAGTAAGTTTGGTATCTACCGATTGTAACTTGGTATCTACTTTAGATTCTAAAGACCATTGACTATTTCTTAGGTCTGTCATATCTTTTTTTAATTCTATTTTTATAGCGTTAGCGTGTTCTTCTATTCTTGTAACATCTGCTGATGTCTTTGCCATCTGTCCAGCTATAGCGTCAAGGTCCAAATTTGCGATTCCTTCGACTTTCTGATACATAAGAAAGCCACCATATAGCGTACCAATAATCGTTGAAATAAAGGCAAATGCTGCGACTATACTTGTACCACTTAGACGTAGACCAAACAGCTTGAGCTTCTTATCTTTTATGCCCTCGCCTTTACTTACTAATTCTTCTAGGTCTGCCATCAATTTTCAAATCCACCGTCTTGTAATTGCCTTAAGTATTCTATCTCTTGTTTAAGTTTCTGTACCTCTAGTCTTCTACGTTGTAATTCTAGCTGGTATAGAGTATTACAATTAATTCTTTCTTTAGGACCATCAAGAGGAATTATTATCCTAGCATACAAACCTATGTCTTTAGTCTGTGGTCTGTCTCCTTCTTTACCTATAATTGG